GAAAATTTACACTAAATCAGATAATAAATTATATTTTCAGTCTGGTGATGGAGTAGAACATGAAATTGCTTTTGTATAATAGCATTATAAAATAAAATTCGAGAAGAAAAGAAAAGAAATAATTTTGAAGAATTATAAGGAGGTAACTAAAAAATCGAGGTAGACAATTTAGTTTTGGATAGTATTAAAATCAATTTTAAAACATGTTATCAAATTTCTGAAGAAATAAATATTAATAGAAATCGAGTTCAAAAATCATTAATCCGATTAAAAAAAAGAGGATATCTTACATGGATTTTAAATTCAGTATCTAATTCCAGAGGTTGTAAAGGTATTAAATATCTATGGTTTGAACGTTAAAAAAAATTAAATTTAAATATAAGTAATTATATACTATAATATATAAATACGAATACATACTATTCGATTATATATATTGGAGGATATAATAAAAATGCCACTTAAAAAAGATAAAAAGACTAATACTCATGTTTCTAAAAATAAGGTAAATGGCAAATATCCATCTAAAAAAGAAGCTATAAAATCTAACGAAATTGTTAAAGTTTTATCAAATACATATTCTATAAAAGAACAAATCAATGAAGATACTGGACAAGTTACTGCTGTATTTCTTGAAGGAACAGCAATAACATTTGAAAAACCAACACGAAATAGAGTATCATATACATATTCAAGTGGTGCAAATACATATCAAACATTATGGGGAAAACCATTCTTAGATACACATAACGATTCATCTATTAGAACACATCCACCATTTGGTCATGTTTGTCATCCAGATAGTAGTCAATATCCACAAGATAATGGAAAAGAAGGAGCATGGCTTGGACAAGATGCAAATGGAAGACCATGTTTATTTTATAAAGTAAATATAGATCCAACAGAAGAAACATTTATTAAAAAAGCAAAGCGAAAAGATATTCCTGGTGTTTCTATTCAAGTTTTAGTAAGTGATGTTACAGATAAAGAAGATGGTGAAGGAGAATTTATTGAAGCAAATATTAAAGAATTTTTAGAATTATCTGCTGTACTTATTCCAGGAGATGGTGATACAACTATGGCATTTGCAGAAAAATTTAAAGGATTCAAAAATAAGTTATCAATGAAAAAAATAGAAAAAACTGGTGGTAGAGATTTACCAGATGAACAATTTGATTCAGAACAATTAAAAAAAGGAATAGCAGTTGAAATGGAACATACTGATAATCCAGAAGAAGCAAAACAAATTGTAAAAGATCATTTAATAGAAATTTCTGATTATTATGATAGATTAGCTAAAATGGAAAATGAAGCTAAACAAAATATTGATACAACAAATAGTTTAGAACAACCAGGAATTCCAAAAAAAGATGGAACTGGTCCAAGATCAAATACTGGAGAATGCCCTCTTGCAAAAGAAGGAGATGTAGTCGGTAGAAAAATTGGTGATACACCAGAAGAAGAACCACAAGAAATGAAAGATGTTAAACCAATAATTGGAGTTGGACAAGTAGATGATAATTTAAAAAATGAAATTATACAATTCTTAAAAGAAAATCCAAATCCAGAAGATAATGTTGTTCATCAGTGGGCAGAAGATAACGGTTATGATACACATGAAATTGAAGCTATAATATATACTTTAGCAACAGATTATGTTTCTAAACAAAAAATAAAAAATAAAAAAGTAATACAATCAACACAACAAATAAAATTAACACGAACAAAAACAGAAACTACTTTTTGGGGATGTAAATGTACTAGTTGTGGAAGTCAAATGTTAAAAGATAATTTTTCTGTACCATCTATTAATTATAAGTCTTTTCAACTTAGATGTCCTAAATGTGAAAAGATAATTAAAAAAGATGAAACATTATATAACAAATTTTTAGTTAAGGCTAAAAAAAATTTGGAGGTTAAAAAGAATGGTAAATAAGAAAAAAGAACAATTTCCTGATGAAGAAGATAAAGACAAAAAGGATCAAAAAGTTGAAGAAAAAATAGAAGATGAAGAATCATCTGAACAACTTGATGATAATGCAGTAATGGAAGAACCTTTAGAAAAAAAGGAAATTGGTGAGCAAATGGAAAACGAAATTCAACCTCATTCTCATGAAGAACTAGATCAAATTTTAATAAAACTTCAAGAGATTGAACAGAGAATTGCAACAATTGAAATGGGTGGTGAAGAACCTGGAATGGAAAGAACACAAGAAGATATTAAAGATGTTCCTGAAAGAGAACCAGACAACACACAAACAAAACCTATACAACCAATGATGGACAATCCTGAAAAAATTTCTAAAGGAGAATCTGTAAAACTTAGTGTTACAATTGACGATAAAGAAAAGGAAGAACCAAAAATGGAAGAACCTGAAGACAAACCTATTGTAGTTCCACAACAAATGGATAAAAAACCTATGGTAGAACCTGAAGTTGAAGCACCTGAAGAAAAACCTGGATTTAAAAAATTTGGAGAACAATCAGAAGAAGATGAAGATAAGGACGATGAGAAAAAACCTAAAGTAGAAAAGGAATTAACACAACGTCAATCACTTGTATCAGGCAATGATAAAAATTTAAAAAACTTTAAAAGATCAAATGAACAAGAGAAAAAAAACGCAGTTCATGAATTTTTAAAAAAAAATAATATATTACATAGATTAACTATGTAAAAAATAAGGAGGAAAAAAACAAAATGGCAATTATAGAACAATCACCTTACAATGTAAAAGTTGAAGGATGTGGAAAATTATTATGTGAAGCTTTTGAAAAAAAAGGAGTTTCAATAGATGCATTTAAAGAATCATCAGGTATGAGATTAAAAGAAGACATTAGTACATCAAATGCAGCTTCATTATATACTGTAGCATTAAATAGTGTTATCAGAGCAGCAGTTGAACCAAATATGATTGGTACTCAATTACTTCAACCAAACACTGACTTAAAAGATGGAAGTGGATTTGGATCAATTAAATTACCTAAAGAAAGAAGAATAACTGCAGCAACTGTAGCAGAAGGTGGAGCAATTACCTACACAACTGAAGGTTATGATTCATTAACTGTAACAACTGATAAAAGAGTTGCAGCATCAAAAATAACTTGGGAAATGATTAAAAGAGGAATGGTATCTCTTATTACAAAAGAAGCAACAAGAGTTGGAAAAGCAATTGCAAGAAAAGTAGATTCTGACATCATTGCAGGATTTTTAGCAGTAGCAACAGCAGCAAATTCAAACAGAATTGTTACTGGCGGAGCAACTACAAGAATTTCATATTCTAAACTTATTGATTTAATCAATACTGTTCAAGGATACGATGTTGGTGGTTTTAAAGTAACTCACATTGTAGTACACCCAGATGATTATTCAGCTTTAATGAAAGACACTGATTTTAAAGAAGGCTTATCAAGAGCACCTATAATTTCTGGTAGTGGAGAAAATCATACTGCTTCAATCTATCCAGATGTTGAATACTTTAAAACAATTAAAGTTATTCAAACTGCACAAATAACTTCTGGTAAAACATTAGTTGTTGATTCAAACGAAGCTGGAACTTTTGTAGAAGAAAGTGACTTAGAAGTAGTTGATGGAAGATTACCTGGATCAGTTGATACAGAAATTATTGCATTTATGTCTTTTGGTATTGGTATTGAAAACCTAAGAGCATGTGCAATATGTGAGATGGCAGCAGCTTAGATATTTTTTTATTTTTTTTTTATTTTTTTAAATTTGTAGTGCTTCATAACTGATTTAATAGCAGTAAAGAAGACCTCATAAAAAATTTTGGAGGCAAACATAAAATGGCAAAAACAGTAAATTCAAGTGGAACAGGAACTTTACCAGTAAGTGGACCAGATACAATTAGTTCAGTAGTAATTACTGACGGTAGTGTAGCAGCAGGAGATAAAATTATTGTTACAAAAACAACATCAGTATCTGATGTAAGAGGACCTTTTGATATTTATACAGAAGCATCAGCTAGTGCTGGATCATTTACAGCATACGCAGATAAAAAACAATTACCTACTGCAATGAATTTTCATTATATAACAGTAGCATAAATAAAAATATAAATCTTACATTATCGGTGTAAGTGGAGAAAAACAAAATGACAAATCAAAGTGGAGCAACAACATGGTTTAGAGGATTACCTTCAGCGGTAACTGAAAAACATGAAATAGTAATAAGTATGGCATTAAAAGCAGGAGAAACTGTTTTTAAAGGTCAAGGATTATCATTAGATCAAGATGTAAATCAAGCAACAACACCTGTAGCAGGAACAAGTGAAACAGGAAATACAAACGGAGTAGTTAAAACTATGACTGCAGATACTGTAGCATGTATTGGAATTTGCTTAGAAAATGTAGATGATAGTGATACAACATCAAGAGATTATGGACAAAGAATTGTACCAGTTTTATTAAAAGGTATAACTCTTATGAGATGTATTGTTAATGCAACTGGAACTGGAGACGGTTATGAAGTACCAATTAAAGTAGGAAACCCAGCAATGATTGGTGGAGATCATAATACTGTAACTGGATTTACTTCTTTAACTGCAGGTGCTTACGCACACGCAATTGGATGTACTGACGGATCAGGTAACACACAAATTGGTTGGTTCTTAGATAGTCAAAATGGACATGCAACAAGCCAAACTATTAGTAATAACACAGTAACTATTGCAGCATCAAACGCAATTGATCCAAGTACTTGGGTAAGAGTATATGTTGATACTTTATTAGCAAATGGATGTGGTATAACTACAGCAACAGTAAGTGTATAGAGATATACATTTATTTTTTTTATTTTTTATTTTAAATTATGAGGTACAAAAATGGAATATGAAGAAAAATTAATCGCAATAAATGGAATAGGAAAAGGTATTGCTAAAAAAATAATTAGTTATGCTCAAACAGAAGAAATATTAGGAAATAAACTTCATTATAATTACGATGAAATGATAGTTAAATTTAGAGATGATGTTGTTAAAAAACTAAACGAAAAATTTGCTACAACAGATATTGAAAAAAAACCTATGGAGGTCGTTAAAGATGACCAACCAAAAAAGACAGAAGTACATCAATCACATGTTAAACAATGTATTGATGAAAAAAATTTATCACGATTTTATAGAATTAGTCCTACTAAAATACAATTTGATTGTCCAAATTGTCAAACGCATATTCAAATTATAGCGGGTATACCATGTCCAAAATGTAAATATATTACTGAATTATTATAATTATGGAAACTAAAAAAGATATTTATGTAACAACAAATTGTCAATTATGGAATAGTGCAGATGAAGCTCATTTTTATTTGCAAGAAGGTGAAGTTAAGAAACTTCCAAATAAATTAACACATGTAATCGCTCATGGTTTAGAGCAAGGATTATTAATTGAAATTAACGGCGTAGATTTAGAAAAAGCCGAACAAGAGAATAGAATAAGGTAATCCAAGAGGATTAGTTGAATACAACTCTAGATTTTCTTATTTATATTTAGGAGGAATAAAATGACAGAAGGATACGGAGATGTAAGTGGTTGGAGAAATTTTTCTAATTTTAGCACTTCATCTATTAGTGATGCTAGAGCTACAGTATTTCTTAATCAAGCAATTCAACAAGTTACTAGAGAATGTAGTCAATTAATAAGAAATGATTATGTTGTTGAAAATGGTAATACAGGTTATTATTTTGTTGGAAGATATTTAGGAGATTATGAAGTTGCTAGTCCAGATGCATCTGTTGGTACAGATGATATTTCAGTTTATGAATATGATAATTCAAATCAAGTTTTAGTAGATATTTCTAGTCAAGTTAATACTATTGATGGTCTTAATAGTTATTTTACACTTAATGATGGTTATCCAACAAGTAGTCGTCAAGTTTATGCAACATATAGAATAATCGGTCAACCATTAACTGAAGTTGTTGGTGATTCAAGTGTTTTACAAAAAGCAGTTTATAATTATATGGATATGTTATCACTAAAAGAATTAATGAAAACTAGATTAAAAAATGGTATTGTAAGTTATACATCTGGTGGAGAAACAGTTACACGTAATGAAGAAGAAGTAAGAAAAATGATTGGTGAAATAAATACAACATATAAAGGATTAATTAATTATGTTAAACCACTTTTTACTAAAAAAATGAGATCAGGTCGTGGATACGGTGAAAGATATAGACGACCATCACCATTAATATCACATTCAACTAGAGTATGGGAGGCATTTAATAGATAAAATGGTTTATGCTGATACGGGACGACAAGATGCAGATGATGTATTACTAATGAAAACAGTTACATTAGAACATTTTACATTTGTTAAACATCCAATGGCTGGAACTATAACATCTAAAACAATGCAAAATGATCCAGATGGATATACTGTAAAAGCACAAGTACGACCTGCAGTTTTAGGAGATAAACTTGTAAGACAAGGTAAATTAAAAACTGGAGATATTTTAGGAGTGTTTCGATATGAATATACTGCAGATGTAGATGGTGTTACAATAATACCAACTATTGTTGTTCAAGAAGACGATGAAATTTTATATAATAATAGTCGATATAGATTATCAGAATTAACAAATATTAATGATCAAGTCGGAACTTTAATGTGGTTTGATTGTAAACTTGTTTGGCTTTCTGATACAGGTGTATAAATGGGAAAAGACGAAGATAAAATTGTTAATCTTTTAGCATTAGCAATAAAACGAGCTGTAGCAAAATCAACATTATTAGTTTGGTCATCTGCTAAAGATAAAGCACCTGTAGATAAAGGACAATTACGTGCAAGTATTAAAATGGATGTAGAAAAAGGTGAAGTTTGGAGTGATTTAGATTATGCACCACATATTGAATACGGAACAGTGGCACATACAATATTACCTAAAACATCAAAAGTTTTAGCATTCAAATGGAAAAATGCACCAATGAAACCAATGTCAAAAGATGGTACATTTTTTTTTAAAAAAATAAATCATCCGGGAACTAAAGCACAACCATTTATGCGACCTGCATTAAATGAAAATAAAAAAAGAATATTAAATATTTTTAAAGAAGAAATTAAAAAGGTAAGTGCATAATGAGTCAAACAGAAAAGATTGATCAAGAAGATGCAACTAATGAAGTTGTTAATATTTTAAGAGTTAATTTAACAGATAATAAAAGTAGATTAACTTTTGTTAGTCAATATTTTAGTGGAGATGATAGTGAAACAAGTTTCACACCAACAAATACAGCTAATTGGAAAGCTATTGATTATTTAAAAGTTGGTGGAGTAGCTCAACAATATAAAACAGATTATACAATTGATTGGAAAACAGGAATAGTAACTTTCACAACAGCACCAGTAACAGGAGTAAATAATATTGAAATGAAATATGGGTACGGATCTAGTGGAGCAATGGTATATTGGGATATGCCTAGAGAAAACTTAGTTGAAGAAAAATATCCACGTGTTGGAGTAGAAATGAGTATTATTACTAGTGAAGGAAGTGTAGGAGGACAAGCATTCAAAAGTGATATTAAATTTACAGTATTAATTGTCGATGAAGATTCAGTTTATTTAAATCAACTTACAAAAGAAGTAAGAGATACAATATTGGATAATAGAAAAAACTTTGGAAATTTCCGATTTATTTATCCTACATCAACAGTACCTGTAATTATTAGCGATAATGTATCTGGAAAAAAATTAGGAAAAGTTATAGAACTTTTAAGTCCAGATAAATATGAAATATTAAGTTAAGGAGGAAAAACAAAATGGCAATTAGAAGACAAACAACTGGTACAATAACTGCAACTGCAGCTACATATACTGCAAAATTATCAGAATTACAATCAGGAAGTGCTGGTAAATTTGTAGGAGAAATTCATGCAGTAGGATTTGTTGTAAGTGCAAGTACAAATTTTAAGATTTATACATTACAAAGTGATGGTGTAAGTGCAGAAGAATATGTTTTAGGAACAAGTAGTACATTAGTAACTATAGCAAGTGATAAAATAATTTATCCTAAAATACTTGAACAAAAAGCAAGTGATGGAACAAATTTAGCAACATATACAAAACCAATATCATTAGGTGATATTTATATTAGTGTAGCAGGATTAACAGCAGATGATACGTTTGAAGTTGTATTTTATTTAAAGGAGGTATAGAGAATGGCAGGAGAAGTACCAATAAGAGCAGGAATTGATACCTATGCTCTTTATTCAGAAGAAACAACATATGCAGAAGCAGTAACTCCAGCATCACATTTTGGAATTGTACAAACAGTAACTCCTTCACAAAAAAATAATCTTTTACAAATTAGAGGTTTTAAAGGAACAACTACTGGTGGAAGAAATATGATTAAAGCTCAAGGTGGTAAATTTGAATGTGGAATAAGTGTTGAATTTCAACCTCAAAATTTCGATCATTTAGAATATGTTTTAGGAGGAACTAGAACTGGTTCCGGAACTTCAGGAGCACCATATGTATATCCAGAAGGTGATACACCTGCAAGTTTAACAATTGGAACAACTATTGATATGGGAAGTACAGATGCTAATATAAGATATTTGGGTTGTGTATGTAATTCATATACGTTAAGTTGTACTCAAGGAGAAGTAGTTTCATTTTCAGCAGAATTTATGGGATCAAATTTAGCTAAAAGTGCGACTTTAGATACACCAGTTGCATTAAGTTCTGACGATGTTTATGTATTTGTTGGTGGAACTATTGAATGGCCTACAGGTTCAGCAATAGGATCTGTTATTGATTCAGCAGAAATTTCTGTAACAAATAATTTTGAAATTTTTTATGGTTTAGGATCTAGAACTGGTAAAGTCGCAAGAGCAAAAGCTAGAGAATATAGTCTTAAATTTACATTAAAAATGGATAGAATAGATTTATTTGAAGATTTTTTAGGAGATACAACAGGACCGGCAACATATAATCCTACAAGACAAGCAACTGTAAAATTAAAATTTGCAAGAAATGACGATGATTATATTGAGTTTGTTTGTGCAGGAGTAAGTATTGACGAAATAGCTAATGCTATGAGTTATGGTGAAGTTGTAAATGAAGAAGTAACATCTATTTTCGAAAGCTTAACAGCTAACGAGGTTCAAAGTTAAAATGGATGATAAGTTAAATAAAATTTTAGAAAAGCTTGGAGTTTTTGAAAAAGAACTCCTTGCTATTAAATCTAGAATGAATAGCATGGAAATAAAAGAAGATAAAATGATGATTTTAGCAAGAAGTCTTGCTGATAAAATAAATTAGGAAGGTGTAAAATGATAACAAAAGAATTAAAAAATGTACCAGGATTAAACCCCGAAGACGTGGTTGTAATTAAGAGAAGAAATTATGGTGAAGAAGTAGAAGTAACAGCAGGTTGTGTTAATACAGAAATGGATGTAAGTGCTGGAACTGGAAGACGTAACGGTCAAAAACAAAGTCTGAAATCTAATATAGATATGCAGAAATTACAATTACTAACTTTAGTGTTTGGAATAAAATCAGCACCGTTCTTAAAATTAAATGCAAATATAAATAAAACTGCAAAAGAACAAAAATTAGATATAGTGAAAAATTTGGACAGAAGAACTGGAGATTTCCTATTTGATGAAGTAGAAAAAATTAACGATGATGTAGTCTTTGATGACGAAACAAAAAAAAAATCACTGGTGTCATCAGAGGACGAGACTGCAACGATGCCAGAATAAATAATCTCGTCAATAAAGCACATTTAGCTTGGTTGCTTAGATGTAAACCAAGTGAAATAGATAATGAAGATTACCAAGAGTTAATAGTAACTCAAATGTATAACGCTCAAATGTTAAAAGATAATCCATTAATTAATATGTTAAAAAATATGGGAAGTAACTAAAAATGGTTGAAACAGGAAGTTTATTTATAAAAATTTTAGGAAAGTTAGACGAGAGTAAGTTAGTTGCACAACTTAATAAAACTAAAGTAAAAGCTGAGCAAATTTTAGGTAAAGTTAAAATTGGTGGTGAAGGTGTTTCTAATGCTAAAGGTGGATCAGCTGGACCAAAAGAAGATGGAAAAAAAAGTGATGGCAAAAAAACTTCTGCGGGCGTAGGCAAAATGGTTGGACTTATTGGAATTATCGTTGCAGCATTATCTGCATTAACACCAATAACTGATTTATTAAAATTAATAGTTGGAATAGTATTCATGTTGTTTTTTAAGTTAGGAATGTGGCTTGGACAATTACTGGCTAAAATAAATTTTACAAAAGTAGGTGAATGGATAGGAAAGATAATATCATTTATTGTATCACTACCTACTAAGATTTGGAATTTTATAAATAAAGGAATTATGTGGATTGTCGATAAAATAGTAAGTTTTGGAAATTGGGTTGTAGAATTATTAACATCAGTGGCAACAGCAATTTGGGATGGATTAAAATGGTTAGGTTCCGGTATAATGGAATTTTTAAAAGTAGGTTGGGAAATGATCAAAAATCTTGCCGTTACAGTTTGGGAAGTTATAAAAAATGTATCAACTAAGACTTGGGAAATAATTAGAAATGTCGCACAAAAGGTATGGGAAGTAATCAAATATATAGGTACTACAATATGGGATTTTTTAAAATCTATTGGTGGTGTTATTTTTGATGCTTTAGTTACAATTAAAGATAAAGTTATAGAATTTTGGAATTATATAAAAGGAAAATTTGGGGAATTTTTAACAGTTATAAGAGATTTGCCTAGTAAAATATGGGATAAAATTAAAGAATTAGCTACATTAATTGGAGATAAAATTAAAGGAGCATTTCCTAAATTACCATTTACTGGAAGAAGTTCTGGTGTCGGAGATGCTATTATGAGACCTAACGGAGATGTAATTAAAACAGATCCTAAAGATACTTTAATAGCTACAAAAACACCTGAAGATCTTGGTGGTAGTTCTGGTGGAAGTGTTAATAATTTTAATTTTTATGGTGTTACAAGTGATAAAATGGTTCAAGAAGTTAAAAGAGTATTGGCAATAGATGTCAATAAATCTTCGAGGTTTTAGAAATGGCATTTGGCGAAGAAATTACAATAACGAATAACACAAATAATTATAAAATATTATTGAGAGGTTGTGATAATTGGAATTCTAAAATGACACAGAGTACAATAAATATACCTTTTATAGATCAACCTCCACAAAACAATATAATTTTTAAATTTTCTGGACAAACTGAAGATGTTAATTTTAATTTCAAACTATGGGATGATGGAGAAGATGCATCAGACGGAACTTTTGGTGGAATAGGTACAATAGCTCAACAAATAACTTTTTTAAAAAGTTACGTTTTTTCAAGTGAGTTTGATACTACTTGGACTTTAGTTGATGATTTATATTATCCTAGTGGAGTTACTGGAATAATTACAGGTTTATCGTTAAATAATAAAGCGGGTTCACCTACATACGGAGAAGGTTCAATATCGTTTTTGAGAGGTAAGTTATTAACTTTATAAAATGGTAGAGAAATTAAGATTATTTACTGGATCATCTGAACTTAATTATGCAGAAGCTTCTATAACAGAAACTAATGATCATATTATTAATTCGGGTAGTGCAACTATTGAAAAAAATTCTAATGTTACAATAGGTGCATTAATAGACTTTAAATTATCTGACGGTTTAACAAATAAATTTTCAGCATACGTTTACGAAAAAAAAGAAGAATCTATATGGAAATTAGCTTTATATTCTTCAGGTTATGAATTAACGAATATTCCTATAGATCAAGTGTGGGAAAATGTTTCTCCTGAATATATAGTTCAAGATATTATTGATAATTATACAACAAGATTAACTTACGCTTCTACAACATCAAGTGGAATTACTATTACAAAATATGTAGCTAGAGGTTCTTATTTATTAGATGTAATAAAGGATATGATAGATGCTTTAGATTGGCAATTAAGAATCGATCAATTAGGAAATGTTTATTTTGAACCTAAGGGAAATATAGATAATGGTTATGCATTTACAAATGGTGAAGATGGTTTTCAAGTATTGGAATGGTCAGAAGATTCTGAAACTATGTATAATAGAGTTAAGATTAAGGGAGGATTAATTAATTATTTAACTTCCGAAACTCAAACTGGGGATAGTTCAACTACAGTTTTTACTTTAGCAAAAAGACCTGTAAGTTCAGTAAGAGTTTATGTAGATGGAACAGAAATGGTTCCAAGTGTAGAAAGTGGTTCATACGAAGTTGATCCTGATAATAGAGCAATAACTTTTGAAACAGCACCTACGGGAACTTTATTATTTGAATATACTTATCATATACCTGTAATTATAGATTATAAAGACGAGGATTCTATAGCTATATACGGAGAAATTTTTAAAGAAGTTCAAGCACCTTATTTAAGTACATTTGCAGATGCTCGTAAAACAGCTCAATCATTATTGGAAATTTATGGTCGTCCTTTACCAAAGTCAAAAGGTTTCGTTGGAGGAATTAGTTTTGATAGACAAGTTGGTGAAATTGTTAATATTATAGATAATGTAAGATCAAAAACAGAACGTCTAACAATAACAAAAATAACTTATAATGCATCAGAAAATAAAACAGAATATGAATTTGGAACTAGAGAATTTATTTTTTATGATTGGCAAAGAGAAGTTCAAGAAAGAGTTAAAAAATTAGAAAAAAGATTAATTGATGCAGAAGATGAAGCTTCATCTAGATTATTTAAACATAAACTTAATGTTGCTATATCTTCATCTACTAAAATAAAGTTTAATTATCCTGCAGATAGTTTTATTTTGGGAAGCGAAACTCTTGGTAGATTGAGAGCTAGTCTTAATTTCGAAGCAGATTGTTCAGATAACGCGAATCACGGAACTTGGACAGGATCAAATATAGACGGTAATCAATATTCTATTTTAGGTTGGAAACTTAGTGACGGATATTTTAACGGAACAGATAATATAATTACAGTTTCAGACGATTCATCTTTACAATTATCAGACGATTTAACTATTGCTTTGGCAGTTAAAGTTGATACTTTACCGAGTGCAGAAACTTATATTTTAAATAAATGGGATGGAACAGACGGTTATGCAATAAGAATAAATGCAAGTAATCAAGTTGAATTAATATATTCTGATACAGGATCAGATTCAACAATAACTGCAACTACAGCATTAACAGCTGGAAATTATCAACATATTATTTTTACAAAAAATGCTACAGCTTTAACTGTTTATGTAGACGGAACATCTGATAATACAGGAACTGGAAATACGACAATAGGTACAAATACAGAAGATTTAATTGTGGGAAAATATAATACTAATTTTTATGGTGGTTATCTTGACGATGTTAGAATATATTCTGAACCATTAACTTCTGATGAAGCTTCAGATTTAAATGATAAAATTTCAGTTACTGACGACCAAGTTTGTTATTTGAGTATGGATAATCCGAGACTTGGAGATAGAACAACACCAAAATTAGTTTATTTAGCAACTGATAATTATGAATTAGATTTAAGTGTAAGAACTTGGGCAGAAAGTGGATATACTTCATATGTGGATACAACAAACGAAAAATTATATATGACAAATTCTACTAATAAAAATAAAATGTATGTTACTCATGTTAGAGTTAAGCAACATTATTTTGGTGGAAAAAATTTTTCAAAAATAACTTTATCATATGACGAAAATTTATGGGGAAATGATGTAGTTAGTTGTAGATTTAGTGTCGATGGTGGTACTAATTGGGAAGTTATAAATAATAGTATTGAACATACAATAACAGATCAAGGTAATGATGTAAGATTAGATTTTGTTTTAACAGGTAATGGTGCAAATGAAACTTATATTGAAAATATACAAATTAGTTTAACGAGGTAAAAAGAATGGCAGGTAAAAATGATTTTCCAAAAGTTGATGGTGAAGTATTTCACGGTGATGATCCAAATATTATGAACAAGAATGTTAACGAACAATTTTTGAATAGTAAAAGAAGTATTAGTGAAAGAAATATTAATCCAAAAATTAATAGTGTTGACATAACTTTTGATACTAACAATGTTTTGAAAACAAGCACTAATTTAACTTTTATGACAAAAAATTATTATAAGGCTACTACTGGAACTTTTGTTTTTGAACCTTATAATTTACCTGTTAGTTCTTCTTCTGGTAAAATTGGTTTTTCAGTAGATT